GTAATTGCATTGGGTTCTGCTAAGGCCCGTTGGATCATGTCATAAAACTGACCGAACCACTCGTTAATTTTAACATCAATTTCGACTTGTACCCAAAGTGATGATAAAATTATTGCGGAACCTATCCAGGACCACAAGAGCCATTTTTTTTCTGTAAAAAATCTAAACATAGTGTTTATCCTTATAAAATGCAGAATATTAACTGCATACATAACTATTTAGCCTTTTCTGTGATAGGTTATTATAAAAATGGATAAATACATTATAACAAGGAAAATCACATGCCAAGACTCAGTTTATACAAACCTTTTAAAGGAAACGACTACACTTTTATGGATCATAGTATCCGTGAACAGTTTGATATAGGTGGAACCGGTGTACATGTACACAAATACCTAGGACCAGATGTACAAAACAAAAGTAGTGATCCAAGTGAGCCTAACTACGGCAGTGGTTTAGAAATTGATAATACTACTGGACAAGAAATTAATCCAGAAGGATTAATAGACGAAACTAATATACAAGACTTACTGTTTATGGAAAACAGAGATCGTAAGTACGATCCAGATGTTTATGAACTACGTGGTGTATATAATGTTAGTGATAATGATTTTGATTTAACACAATTTGGTTTGTTTTTAACAAACGATACATTGTTTATTAGTTTTCATATTAATGACATGGTTGAACGCATGGGTCGTAGACTTATGCCAGGTGATGTAATTGAATTACCCCATTTGCGTGATGAATTATTACTTACAAATGACAGAGAAGCCATTAATAAGTTTTATGTTGTACAGGATGCCGCAAGAGGAAGTGAAGGTTTTTCACAAACTTGGTATCCACACATTTGGCGTGTTAAAGTAGCACCACTAACAGATACACAAGAATACGCAGATATACTTGGTACTGCTGACAATCCAGATAGTCTTAAAAATGATGTTAGTTCTTACAAAACAGAACTTAACATTAGTAATGCTATTGTAAAAAGCGCCGAACAGGCTAATCCAAATAACTTACCACTAGCAGATCATTTATTTGGTATAGAAGATGACAATAAAACATATGAACACGGTGAAGTATTACAGCAAGGTGATCAATTTCCATCTCAGCCAAACGAAGGTGAGTATTTTGTAAGAACAGATTTTAAACCTAACAGACTTTTTGTTAGAAGAGGAAGTAAATGGCACAGATTATACGATAATATTACTGAGCAAACATGGAGTGATAGAACTTATAATGCAAGTGGATTTATTAATAATGATGCAACAACTATAGTTAACGATAAAGAAACTCCTGAGAAACAACCTCTATCTCAAGTTATTAAACCAAAGAGTGATTTTGAATAATGGCACAACAATACTTTTACGATAAACAAATTAGAAGATATATTCAACAGTTTATAAGACTGTTTAGTGGATTCAGTGTACAAATGGGAAAGAACGACAATGACCTTCCTATATACCAACAAGTACCTGTACGTTATGGTGATATTAACAGAATGGCTGCACACATAACAAGAGAAAATAGTGAGAACATTGTTAACACTGTTCCGTTTATTAGTTGTTATGTAACATCGTTAGATATGTTTGCTGAAAGACGTACATATCAAGATCACGTAGACAAAGTTCAAGTAAATGAAAAGAAATATGATGAAACTACCGGGCAATATGTAAACGAATTAGGTAATCAATATACTATCGAAAGACATGCACCTGTTCCTTATATGTTAGTAATGAATTGTGATGTTTGGACTTCAAATACAGATCAAAAACTACAACTTATGGAACAAATACTAGTATTATTTAATCCAACATTAGATATACGAACTAATAGTAGTCCTGTTGACTGGACCTCTTTAAGTCATGTTGAATTAACTAATACAACTTGGAGTACTAGAAGTGTAGGATCAAGTATTGATGACATTATTGATGTTGCTACACTAACTTTTAATATTCCTATATATATTACTCCACCAGCAAAATTAAAACAACAAAAACTAATTCATACAATTATTAGTGAACTATATAGTTTAGATGACGACGACTTAGATAACTTTAAAGAACAAAAAGTATTTGATAAAGACTCACTAAAATATACTATCGTTACATATGAAAATAGAAAAGTTAAATATGAAAATGGTAATTTACAATTATTAAATAACAAAGGTACAAATTTAGACGATGATGGATTAGTATTAGAATGGGACAAATCATTATTACCATTTGGTACATTGAGATCTGGAATAAGTCAATTAAGACTTAGAAAAGGAAACGATGTTGGTGACAAAGATAATGATATTATTGGCCGATTAGAAGATCATCCAAGTGATCCTAATTTATTAAGTGTTACAATAGATAATTCTACATTGCCAACAAATACAGTAACGGCTGTAGATGCTATAGTAGATCCTACTAAGAATTATCCTGGAGACGGAAGTGTTCCTTCAGCGGTTACAGGACAACGTTACGTTATATTAAACGATACTCCTATAAATGCACTATGGACTAATGTAGTTGCACACAAAAATGATATCATAGAATATAACGGTACTACTTGGACTATTAGTTTTGATAGTTCTACAATCAACACAACTCAATATGTAACAAACGTTTCAAGTAACGATCAACTAGAATGGAACGGAACAGAGTGGATTAACAGTTATGAAGGAATTTATAATTCTGGATACTGGCGAATATATCTGTAAAATTGACGACCCGTGCGATGATTGTACTCACTGGATAGGACATATATGATAACAGCAAGTGGATGTATATTTTTAAGCATAGATACTGGTAGAGTAATGCTACAACAACGAAGTGGTGAAGTTAACCACCCTAGAACATGGGGCTTTTTTGGTGGCAAATCAGAAGGTAACGAACGTCCAGTAGAAACTTTATATAGAGAAATTGAAGAAGAAGTAGGAATAGTACCTTCTATAGAAAAGGTTATTCCTTTAAATAAATTTACAAGTCCAAATAAAAAATTTACATATCACAGTTTTGTTGTTACAGTAGAAGATGAATTCATTCCTGTATTAAACAATGAAAGTGATGGCTATTGTTGGGTTAAAATAGGAAATTGGCCTAGACCATTGCACCCTGGTGCAAAAATACAGTTTAATTCAAAACAGTTTATTAAAAAACTTAAAACTGTACATACACATCAAACAAAGAAAAATTAATTATCTCTTTTTCATACTAGCAACAAATTGCTCACGTAACCATTCGTAATCATTAATTTTATTTAATGCTTCATGATTGTCTTTGTGTTCAAGTCCGTATGCTTTTCCTTCGTTTGCACCTTTAAGACAGTAGCGTCCAAAACGTTCGCCATTATCTACAGTACACCAAGTTTCAAGTCTTGCATCTGTTTCTGATTGTTTTTGATTTGGATTTACAGAACTTGATAACTTAACACATTCACGAAATGCACTACGCCATGTTCTATATGGATCTTTATTAAATCTTGTAATATTTGATATATCTGAAATTGGCTGATAAAATGCTACACCTGTTGTGTAGTCTGGTAATGTATGTCCTAATGAAAGCAGTTGTTCTCTTGGAAATAGTTTAACGCCGCCATACCCATATTCTAAATCATTAATTGGATTTCTTGCACTCCATACAAATGTTGTATTTTTTCTACTACTCATTGGTGGAATATAATCAAAACTAAAGTGTCCTGTTATATCTGCATCTGCATCAACAATATAAACCATTTCTGTTTTTGCTAATTCTCCTACACGTTTATGTGCGTTACCAATGCCTTCAATGTTTTTAACATGTTGTGCATCTTTAAATCTATTTCTTAATTTTTGGAAATTTTCGTCTGCTTCTGCTTCGTGATAACTAATCATGAATATATCAAATTCTGCTACATGATAACTTGATACAAGTTTATTCTGTAGTATATCATGTGACATACCATTTGTAGGAACTAAGTGAATATCTCCCCAACTAACAGGTCTGTTAGTTCGTTTAACTACTCTAGGAAAAGTATGAATAAAACTTTTACCTATATCACCACTAGGCTTATATTGCCAAGGAAAATTAGGATTTACTTCAATTTCGTCAAACACCACCCAAGCCATATCTGATTTATCTTTATGTTGTGATGCTAGTTCAAGTAACGCAGTTTCATCTGTTACCTTAATAGGTGTTTTAATAACTGGATATGAATCGAACATAAACCTTTTTAATCTATCCCAAGGTGTTACAACACTTTGCCCTTGGAACTCTTTTCTTGTATTAATTAAATTAATCATTGCAATCGCCCTTAACTGTATATGCACGTGTTCCTATATGTGCAATTCTGTCACTTAAATCGTGACTAACATATACGCTATAACCATTGTCATGTGCTAGGTTACAAAAGTATATATCCTCTCCTACTAAATTAGTATAATCTTCATTATACTCAATCTTATAATGAGGTCGAGAAATATTTTCGTATACTTCTCTTTTTACTAACATCATTCCACTTCCTACAGCCCATACTTGTTCGTTTCCTTTTCCTGTAAAAACTCTACTATCTAAATTGTTTTTACTTTTAAAAGCAACTGGTCTATGTGGCGGAACTCTTGTTGAGTAATTTCCAGCGACAATATCTTTGTCTGCTGCTAATAATATATTTAGCGTATCTACTGGAAATTGCATATCTGCGTCAATCCACATAATGTGAGTACAATCTGTTTCTAGTGCTTGATCTACTAACTGTTGTCTTTGCATTGCTACTTCACTGCCCATATTAAAATGCAATGAAGTTGCAAGTCCAGTCTCGCCACACTTTTTTTGAAGCAT